CTACGTTAAGAGATAATGCTTGATTACTTGCTAATGAGGTTGTACCTTGAACAGTAAAATCTCCTGCTACTGTTACATCATCTTGGAATGTTGTATTAGGTGTGGCAGTAATACCACCGTCAGTAATATATAATTCACCTGATACTAAATTAGCTGTTGCACCTGTATGAACTATTGCTGACTTTAAAGTACCAAAAGTCATTGAACCAGTAATATCAGCATTACCACCTACGGTAATTTTACCACCTGATTGCATTGTAGTTGTAGCATTTACAAAACCTGTTACTGTTGTATTTCCAGCAGCTAAAGTAGAAGAAAATGATGAGTTATCTGTAACTGTAATTGAATCTTGGAAGTTAACATTACCTGCAAAGTCACCAGTGCTATTTACATCTAAAGCACCAGTAACATTAGCGCTACCACTTACATTTAAAGTGCTTGATACGTTAGCTACACCAGTTACTACTAAACCTTTCTTAAGTCTTGATAATCCATTAGCAGTAAATGTATTACTTGTTGCTAAAGCGCCTGTAAATGTAGCAGTATTAGAACCTGATACAGCGCCTGTTACTCCTAATTGACCTGAAAGTGTTCCGCCTGCTGCTGTAATATTTCCATCTGCATTTATATTACCACTATCGTCTAAAACAACATTAGCTGAACTATCACCAACTGTAATTTGTCCTGCATTAATTTCTACATTACCAACTACTACATTAGATGAAACAACTGTATGACCTGCTATATCAGTATTAGAACCGCTTAAAGTTGCAACTCCACCAACAGTTAAAGTACCACCTGTTGACATTGCTGTTGATGTTAATTTTGAATTTGCAGCTGCATTTCCTACTGCAATACTATTATTAGCTAATCTTACTTTAGTATTAGCAGACCCAACGTGAATTGCTACTGATGCATTAGCAGTACCTGTAACAATAGCTCCTGCTTTAGCTCTGAATAAACCATCAACGTTAGCAATACCTCTAGATCTTAAAGTTGCTGAATTAGCTTCTCCAGTAATATCAACATCTGAACCAGCAGTTACAACTCCGTCTAATTGGGAAGTAGTTGATACGTTTATAAATCCTGTAACTGTAGTATTACCTGCAGCAACTGTTTTAGTTACAACAGCATGTTCGGCTACGGATAAGTTACTACTTAAAGTTGTGTCACCTGCAACGTTGACTGTATTAGAAAAAGTACCTGCACCTACTACATCAAGAGTATTACTGAAATCACCTGTTCCAGTAACTAATAATGTGTTACTTGCATTAATATCTTCTGCATTTAAATCCCATCTTGCAGCTGCAGCACCAAGTACTTTAGCATTAGCAGTTGGAATAATATTAGTATCTACTTTACCGTTTATTGATATGGTATCTGAATCAGCATTTCCTAAATCTACATCCGATGCAAACGATGCATTACCAGTGACAGAAAGTGTATTTGATACATTTACTGTATTACTATTAAGGTTCCATCTAGCGTCGTTTAGACCAAGGGACAATGCGTTAGACACAGGGTTTAGACTAGTGTCAGCCTCTGAATTAAAAGAAATAGTATCGTCGTTAGCTGAACCTAATACTACATTAGCATTAAAAATTGATTCATCAGAATTAACTGTTAGTAAATTTCCTGAAACGGTTAAATTAGCTTCTGTGCCGTCACCGTTTAAATCTAATACTGTTGTTGATCCATCTGCTTTAACTGTAATATCGTTAGCAGTTAATGTTATATCATTATAATCTGCTGTTAAAGCAGTACCGTCCATATCAACAGTTGCTGAATTAATATCAAAGGTTGTTCCAGTAACGTGAGTTACTGTTGAATTAATAGAAGTATTAGAAGATGTACTATTAATATGAACGTTTGATTTTACTTGCAATAATGTATTATTAACATACATACTTGCTGAACGTACATCAACATATGTACCTGTAGTAATAATTGAATTTACAGTTGAGTTAGAAGCAGCATTAATTAAATTGTTTTGAATATTAGTATTAGATACTATTAATAAAGTATTAGATGCTTGAACATTACCACCTCTAAGACCGTCTAAAGCAGCTACTGTATTAGCTTGAATGATACCGCCGGTTGAATTAACCCATGCTGCAGTATCTTGATTATATACATTAGAAGTAATAACAACGTTACCAGAAGTTGCTCCTCCTACTGTATTTTGCTGAGCAGTAACAACTATCTCTGACATATCAAATACTATTTGGTTGGTTCTATCTACCCATGCTCCAAAAGTATCTGTCTGAGTTGCTACGTTAGCGGATTTATATTTACGTTCAGCCATCTATTTTTCCTAATAACTGTACTAGCATTGATTTAATTTCTTGACAGTCTTGACTTTGTGATTTTATTTCAGTTTTCATTTGTAAGACTTCTATTTCTAATTTATCAATTCTAGAAAGCTTTTCATTTAATTTTTTCTTTTTAGCTTTATAAGCTTGCAAAGCCTCTACATTAGTATTTAGCACTGCTCCGCTATAATTATCCTTAACTAAGAAAGGAACTTTTGTTTTTGTTATCCTATCCATTATAAGCTTAATGCAATAGCTCTCATATCAGCTATTCTTGGTACCTTGTTAGTTGCATCAGCAAGTAGAACTAATTTTACCTGGAAGAATGCAAATGTTTCGTGTTCAGCTCCAGTACTATCAAAGTATCGTAATTTTACTGTACCATCACCTTGTGGATATGCTACTGCTGATTGCTTCTCATCTGTATTTACTTTATAATGTAACCCTGAAGAGAACGTTTTATCAGCTGCTGTGTTAAGAACAACTGCTGTAGCATTAGCAGATGCTACTCTTCCTAGTACATAGTTATTTTTAATACCATCAGTAACAATAATTAAATCACCAGCTGAATAATATGTACTTGCTGAGGCTATTGCTACCGTTGTACTTCCGCTAGTAGTATTAGCTGTGCCTGCTTGTTTATTATTACCATCAATTGTTGGGATAGATGGAATAGTAAATTTAAATTCTCTAAAGTCGTTTGCTGATTCATTAGAACTAAATAAGTTAACTTGCTCTGGTGAAATAGCCATTTCAGTCCATTGCTTATCAATTAGTTTATCTGAATCATCTAAAGCTGTAACCATACAATATGCTTTAATATCTGTATTAGCAGGTCTATAACCTGTTACATAAACTGCTAGGTCATCAGCGTCTAAACCTGAAGCAAGCTGAACTGTTTTAGATAAGTATCTTGATTGTGAAGCACCTAAGCCAAATAATTTTTCATTAGTATAATCGTTATTAATTAAATTTTGATATGTTTGTACTAAACTAACTTCAGGGTCTGAAATAGGTGAAACATTTTCATTAGTTGTTTTAAGAGTCTGAGTAATAACAAGCGACTTTTTACCACCACCTACTATTTCATTTGATTTACTAAATACAGCACCTTCATAATCAAAAACTTTATTTGATACACCACTTATAAGCTGACTTGTAGATTGATTATCTAAGTTAGCTGATTCTGATATTTTAAAATCAGCTGTAATAGTTGAACCAGTCGGCTCAGTTTTATAAACAAATGGTTGGAAATTATTTACTACTCTATTATCTACTGAAGTAATTGCTGCATTAGCTGCTGAAATAGTACCTTTAATTGTATCATTATTAGCAAAGTAAGAACCAGTTACTGCAGTTGAATCTTTTAATGTTACTTGAGTAACTGTTGCATTAGCAAATACTCTTTGAACTCTTCCTGTAGGAACTTTAGCAGCTCTACCAATAGTAATGCCTACTCTTGGAGCTCCTAAAATAGTTAATGATGTATCGCTTTCTACTGATTTAACTGTTAATACGTCTGCTATATCTGTATCTGAAGTTTGTCTTACTACAATAGAATCACCTGCAGCATAATCTGATGTGAATGTTGTACTTGTTCCAGTTACTGTAGTATTTCCTTTTACAATAGCAACGTTACCAGTTGCAAAAGAAGAAGGCACTTTATATACTTCTTCATCATTTCTAAATGTACCTGATAAGTTATTAATAGTAAAGAATTCTAAATCTCTGTTAGTTAAAGTTACAGTACCAGTTTTCTTTGCATTAAATACACTCTTATATATTCTAAATTTAAGATCAGCGTCTAATCTAGGCTCCCATGTATCAGAAGCAGATACAAATAAGACTCCGTCACCCCAAGTTGAGTTAATTGGTGAACCTGATACTACATCATTTTCTCCTTTTTGTGAAAACCATATTCTATAATCTGGTGAACCAGCATCAGGTCTAATACAAATAGCATACTGCAAACCAGTTTTTAAAAATACTGGTCCTGGAAAAATAACTCTTGTAGGAGTAGCTCCGGTTGCTGAAACTGCTACCTCTTTAGATAATAAATGTTTTTTACTAAACTGTAAAACTTTTTTAGTTGGGTAACCGTTTTTAACTTCTCTAATATCAACATTTAATCCATATTTAGAATCTTTTTTCTGAAAAAATAAATCAATTGATGATAAATATAAGCCATCAGAATCTGCACAATGTTCAGGTAAAATCCTAAAAGTTTGCGCAATAGGATCGTCGTTTAGACTACTCTTATTATACCATTTATTAGTTGCGCCCATTTATTCTCCTATCTCTTATGCTCTCTGTTATCTTCAGTAATTCTAGATTTACCACCACCGCCACCGGTTATAGCATCAGCTGCTTTTGAACCTGTACCTGTAGTTGTATCTCCACCATCTGTTAAAATAATAATATCATTATTTGTATATGGATAGTAAGCTGTATTACTTGAGTCCTGGCCGCCTACGTCTGGTAGTTTAACATCTAAGTGATAGTATTCATCCCACCACCAGTTATAAGCATAACTATTTGTAATTGTAATATCTGTATCAACATCGATTGTTTGTTCTGTATATGTTTCTTCTGAAGAAGAAATATCGAATGTTGGTTGTCTTGTAGTTACTGTAATACTTTCTTTTTCTACACTATAATTATAAGCGCTATAAGTCTCAGATGCACTTGAAGTAGCTGTATCTAAATTAGATATTGAGCTAACATCAGCTACAACTAACTGTCTATCACCTACTAAGAATGTTTCTTTAGGTAAATCAAATATAGCTTCTATTACACCAAACTCATCAGAGTTTACAGCATCACCATACTCACCAAATCTGTATACATATTTAGGTTTATCTAATAACGTATAAGGAGGTAAAGAAATAGCTGCAACACTTCCTGGAGCAACATTAGCATTTACGTCAGTATTATCAAAATAGAAATAATGACGTGTATCAGGTCTTAATCCTGTAACGATCATTCTTATTCTTTTCGGTCTCATAAATGGTGAGAATGAAACATCAGTTACAAAATCACCTACTGGTGAAGTTGAGTTTTCATACCCCATTGCCAATTGCTGTGTTGTTTTTAAATAAGTATCTGTTGTTGTAGTTGTTGTAGTAGTAACAGCTGTCTCTGTGGTTATACTATATGGATTGTAATAATATCCTGACCACCAATCACCATAATAACCACCATAATAACCGCCATAGTTACCATAGTAGCCGTTCCAGGCATTATACCCTGGATAGCCCCAATAACCATAATGTTTATATTTTGTATCTCTTGTTATATCTGTTTCAGACTGTACATCAGTAGAACTACCTATCATTTCAATATTAGTTCTAGTTAAAGGATAAAATTCATTTAAGTTATCTAATAGATCATTCATACCAGCTGAACTGTCTACGAATATATCTTTAGTACCTACTACTGTTTCATCATACCCAGAATCATAAGTAGGGTTCATATTAATTTTACCCTTAAACTTAAAGAAACTTTCAGTACATGGCCTATGATTTGTTGCTACTCTTTGTTCCATAATAATGGATTCAGTAGCATTCATTACATAAGCACCGTCTAATTCAATAACATTATTAGTATTAGCAACAACTAAATCAATCCCTTCTTGCCTAAATCTAGGAATAAATTCTGTAGCTGTAGGATCAATACCTATACTAAATTCTCTATTATCTACATCTGCTGTATTAAAATCAGTTGCTGGATCTACTAATATACCATTTTTAAATCTATCATTTCCATTATCATCTGTAATAGCCATGTTTTGAGTCTTTTGCTCAAGCATTGATAATGTTGTATAATATTCTAAATTTTTAAGACGTTTTTCAAACTTGCCAATTTCTTTCATAGTATAACGTCTAATATTTTCTGGTGTTATACTAATTGATTCGTTACGTCTAGCCGTACCTCTTGCTTCTTTAGAAGTTAAAGACGGGAATGGAGGAACTACTAGAGTACCAAGATTTAAAGCACCAGGCATATCTTGAGGCGGAACTGGTCTTGAAGAAGGTGTACCTCTTTTTGTTGTTAGATAGCCTTGCTCATTTAAAGCAATTTTATCTATTCTACCTAAGTAGTAGGCAAAATCTGTTTCAAATAATTGGTTAGGAGCTGCTGTAAAATGCTCTATACTTCCAAATGATTCTGTATCAGATGGGTTAACTGTTGCTGATCCTGCTGCTGTTGCAAACGCTGCTGTATTACCGACTTGAGGACGTACATCAATTAAATTCCTAAGATCACCTTTTAAACCTGTAGGACTTTCATAAACTGGTACTTCTGTAATTGGAAGATCATCAGTTCCATTAGTATCTTTAAAACTTGAAATTGTATAAAAGCCTTTACCATCAGCTGGATCGTCAGCTTGCATAACAGTTGCTTTAACTAAAAGTCTAGAAGATGAAGTAAGTGTAGTTCCAGATTTTACACTTAGTTTTGAAATACCGTAATGAGTTTCAAATACATTCTTTTCTAATTCATAGCTTGATTTATTGTCTGGATTACTTGTAGAATAGTTAGTTCCAACATAAACGTTGTCAATTGATACAACATCTGGTAATCCTAAACTAAATGGACCATTAGTTGTAGCACTATTATTACTACAATTTATTTTTACGAAAACTTCTTTTTTAGTTTTCTTAATAGGTGATACATTAGTTTTCTTTTCGTTATGAACAACTACAAACGCTGTACTTGTAATAGCACTCTGTACTGCACCTGTTAAGTTAATAGTAGCAGAACCGCCTGAGACTGTAATTGCAACATCATCTAAGTTAATAGGCACATTATTAGCTAGACCACCATGAGATCCACCACCTGTAAGAGGATATATTACCCAATCTTTCTTTTGACTGTTTGATAGAGTTCCTGAATAAGGAAAGACACCTGTTACAGCACTTAGAGTAAATGTATTAGATGTTGCTGTTGTTTGTTGTTGAGTTCTAAATATAAAGTTAGCACCAGAAGTAGACTTTACTGAAGGGCTTGGTAGAGCAAATACACCTGGTAATAAATTCTTTTCTTTTAGGACTGCTTTAGAGTTTTCTAAAACAACATCACCTGTTCCTTTACCGTTTAAATGTACAGCCTTTACGTTTCTAAATGCTTTACCAGCACTCATTTGTATATTAAAGAGATATAATCTATATTGGGCAGCTGCAGTTCCTTGAACACCGTCGTTGTATTCAAAAGCTCTTGCGCTTGCAGTACCTATTTCAGTACCAGGAGCTACACTTAAGTTGTCTCCATCAGTTACTGATGTACCTGCAGTATCTCTTAATGAAATTGTTGCTACCGTATTAGCTGCAAATGAACCTACTACTTCATCTAAGATTAAATAGTTACCCATATTAAAGGTAATATTTTCTCCTGAGGTATTAGCTGAAGCTGTAGCTTTTTGAACAGCAATTCTAGTTGTATTAAATTGTTCTAATCTTTTACCATTTACATAATGTAATCCAGGACCAATTAATAAATTAAAATGAGTTGAATTAGCAGCTTCAGTCTGCATTTCATTAACTCTAACTGTATAGTTACCTGACTCTTCAAATGTTCTATTTGCCATTTCATCGTTAATAACATTGTATTGTGTTGTTAACTTTTTAGAAATAGGTAAACCGTTTTGGAAATCCATTACAGCTAAGAAATTAGAATTAGATCTAGCATCTTGAGTAGGTATAGCTGTTAAGAATGGATTGAGTTTTAATCTATCTGCACCTGGTGCATTTTCATTATTATAACCTGATGCATTATCAAGTAATGTTGTATCAGAATCAGAAGTAACAATTGTTTCTTCTACATCAAAACCAATAGATACATTATCAGGCTTGTTTGAATATTTAGAAGCAATAACAGTATTAGAAGCTACTTTTAAGAAATGTCCTTTTGAATAAACTATACCTTCAGATACTTTTACAGCGTAACCTTGGCCAACAGCTGTATTTGCATCTGTTACTTCAGAACCTGCAATAGTTAATGTAGTATTATTATATAATGAGTTAGCATTAAAAGAAGTATTACTGTGTACTTCAATAGTTTCAGTAGTTGTAAACGTCTTAGCATTACTTAAGCCAGTTGTAAGATAGTCAACATATAAAGTAGTTAAATTTGGATCTTGAGATACCAAACCATCAGCATAAGCAACAATTTGAGCTGTGACGTTAGAAACTGTACCTTTAGCAAATAATGTAAGATAAGTGGAAGGAGCTACGGGTTGACCATTTACTTGTAAGTCTGCTACTTTAATATAATCAAAGGCTGGATCAAGAGTAATAGAACAACCTTCAATAATTGTTCCTTCTTTATAAATATTATTACCAAATCTTTCTACTTGGTTTTGTAATATTGTTTGAAGCTGAGTAAGTTCTCTTGCTTGTAATGCTACGGCTGGTTTAAAAAGAACACGCTGGAACTTTTTATCTTCATCGTAATCATCGTAATATGGACTTACGTTGAAATTTGTATCTAAACTCATCTACTACCCTAAAATTTTAATATTAATTTAAATGTTTCTGTCTGGTTATTATCTCTTTCAACAGCTGAGATATTCTCTTTGTAAATTATATCACCTGAACCGCTCTTTAATTCTGGTAATGAGACTCCAGTTATTTTAAACTCTGCAGCACTATTAGCTCCTGATAAATATTTATCACCCCCGGATACATCAGACAGTAAGAATGTATTTCTAACATCAGTTAATTCAATATTACCATTAGAAGTACCTGGATGAGATAAAACAAATCCTGAAGCTAAAGATTCTCCTTGATTAACTTTTTCATCTTCTATTAGTCCGTTTCCTTGCGTACCTGTATAAGAAACGTTTGCTGTATATTTGTGTGTCTGTCTAAACGTTGATGTAGGTTGTGATACAGCACTAAGTGTAGCATTACCGCCTGTAAATGTAATTGTTTCACTTGAGCTAAAAAATCCTCTAATATCTTTTACAGATATATCAGATGAAGCAACTGAAACAACTGTAGCTGTTGCGTTACTTGTGCTTCCTGTTACTGTTAAGCCTGAACTTATAGCAGCTGTATTGGCTGAAAACGTTAATGTACCATTAGCAAATAATGGATCTTTTATTAAACCTATTTCTCTAAAGTCATTATTAGCGATCAACGTACCTGATTCAGTATTAGCTAAAGATACACTAATACCAATTTTATTACCAAATAGTTCAGAAAGATTATTTGATCCGTGCCCATTAGGTGGTGATATTACTGCTCGTGCGGCAGCTGTTGTGGTCAAATAACTGTTTGAAACTGCATTAGTAACAAATCCTGTATTACCTTGAATACTTACATTTGCATATGTATAACCGCTTCCTACATTAATAACTTCAACATTAGCAACAACGTTAGCATTTAATAAACTGTTTACTCTTGCTCTTGCAACTGCTCCTGTTCCGTCTCCAGTAATTATTACTTGAGGGCTAATAGTAAATTTACTATCAGAAGCTAATGCCGTACTAAACTCTGAAGCTAGTAACACTCTTTTTTCATTAGCTGTAACAATATACTCATCAATTATACCAATCTGACCTGCACCGGTCCCTGATTCAATATAGAAAGCTGAGCCTTTGTAAAAATCTGTATTAGAGGATAATTCATCCCCTATTTGAGTTACTGATATTACATTTGAAACTGTTGAAGATGTTGTACCTGTAATTTCATCTGTTGCATCTAAAGTGCCGCTAATAGATGAAACCGTTAAGTGAGTGGCATTTGAATCAATAATAACACCATTAGCTGTTCCTAAGCTAGCTAATATGTTAGCTGTAGAAGTACCACCTGATATTGTCACAGTAGGAGTACCAGAATGTGACTTACCCTTAGTAATTAAGTTTACACCAGTAATAGCCCCATTTGCGTCAACAGATGTAATATTAGCAGTTGCTACAGCTGTAGCAGTTCCTGTTATAGTAATAGTATCAGAAGTAGTATAACCAGCCCCGCCATCTAATATTCTTAAACCATTAACGAAGGATGTTGTTACTTCCTCTTTTACAAACCCTGAGGTATTTCCTACGTTTAAAACAGAACTAGTTGTCCCTGATAAAGCTATTAATTTATTATCACCTGCTACACCATATTGGGTAACAAAGCCATTTGCATAACTTGAATAATTATTACCACCGTCAGTAATTTTAATTACTTGAATTGATCCATCTATTGCGCTTGATGTAACATCTGTATTAGAAACAATTGGAATATATTCATTAGTAGTAAATTTATCGTATGTTGCTTCTGGAATAGTATACATATACTTCCATTGATAACCATCTGACGCTGTAATGTAAATAGAGTCATTCGCATTAGTTTCAGTCAGTGAAGGAGCTTGTACTGAATTAGCTCCATAGTTATTATCTAAGCATTTAAATACATTATAGTTTGAAGTTTCTTGTACAACAACAAAAAAATTAGTTTCATCTAAATGAGCTTTTGTATCATCATACATTTCATACAATGTATTATTAGACCATTGGTTATGATTAACCATATGAATTACATCTGCATCATTTACTTTTTTACCGCCAATCATACTTCTGTATGATTCATAATGCACTTTATTAATTGATTCTTCAAATGCGGGAGTAGTATCTCCGTCAGGGAAAGGAGTATGTTTACCATAATATAGATATAGAATAGTATTAGCAGGCTCAGTTAATGATTCTTTAAACTGCTCTGCGCTAGAAACTTTAAAATTATTTGTAATAAAACTGTGTGCCATATTAACTCGTTGTTATTGTTGCATTCGCTGCTGTTAATGCTAGCGTTTCTGATTCCCTTACTTTAACTACTTCACCAAATAACTTAGTACCTGATACATGTAATATTTCTTTTAGTTGTTCTTCATATTTAGCTAACGCTATACCAGTTCTAACTACATAAGAGTATTCTTGGTAATAATTACTATCTTGAATTTTTGAAACGTCACTAATAAAGCTCTGTCTATCTCTCCATTGGCCTGCACCAACACCTTGTTTACCTGTTAAAGCTGAGCCTGTTACAATGAATGGTGTGTCATCATTTTGTAACTGAACAACTGAATTAGCTTCATAACCATATCCTGAATCGATAATTTCTACTCCTGATGCTACTCCGTTTGCTGTAATAACAGTAGCATTAACAACAGCGTTTAATCCTATTGGAAGAGTTGTATCATCTTGATAAGCGAATAATACGTTTGCTGTTGCACCAGATGTAGCCCCTGTTAAAGTAGCTCCAGCTACAAAAGCTTGACCGAATTTTAATCTTCTAATTTTTATTTGTTCAACATTATTAACAGTTGATGTAGATTTATATCTTCCAGACGCTATAGCACTTATTGTTGTAGCAGCAACTCCTGATGAATCTGGATTAATAGCAGCATTAGATGATAATGTAACTATGTCAGTTGCGTCATTAAAGGTGCCAATTGGATTTGATATTTTAATATGTGTAGCATTAGATGATTCTATAACACCAGTTGCTCCTGTTGCTGCTTGAGATACACCTTCACCTATTGTTATAGGTGCACCACCATCTAATGTTACATTACCACTATGTGAAACTAAGAAACCAGCTAATGATAAAGTCTGTGATAAATTTTCACCTGGAATAAATAAACCGTTTCTATTTCCTATAACACATACTAAATCTCTTCTGTTAAAACCAGCAACATAAGGGTTATGAACTAAAGGCACAGGATCTAAATTATAGCCACTTCCTGGGTTAATAAAGTTAAGTGATTCAATAGTACCAATTGTAAATGTACTAAATGTTAAAGCATTATATAATATAGTTGTTAGATCAGCTTGACCTGATTTAGGTAATCCATAACCGAAATCCATATTAACTGATACTGAAGCACCAGTTCCAGTTGATGTATTAATAACTATCGAAGCATTTGAATCATACTCTGTACCAGGCTCATTTAATAATACACTATGTACTGAGCCTGAGTTAGATGCATTAGCAGAGAATACACCTGTTGCTGTTACGTTTGGTGAACCACCACTAAATGTTACTGTATCAGAAGGTGCATAACCTGAACCTGCTAGTAAAGTTGAATTAGCTACATTAGCAAAAGCATTTACACCTTCATTAGTAATTGTTCTACTATTAGTAAATGCTCCATTAGATAAATTTCTAGCTACAATATGAGTGGCATTTATTGATTTAATAGTGCCAACAGCTCCAATTGAATTACCAGAAGCTTTCATTCTTGCTTTTAAGACAGCTCCTGATCCTGATGATGTAATGGTAACAGCAGGTACGCTTTCATATTGAATACCATTATTTGATATTTCTATACCTTGAACAGTTCCATTACTATCTGTTACTACATTAGCAACTGCAGTTGTTGATGGACTACCTCCAGTAAACACAACGGTATCTGAATTACTATACCCTGATCCTACTGTAGTTACTGCAATACTATTAACAACTAAATTGGCTTCAAATATATAATCACCAGCAGAAAATGTTCCGTTTGCTGCAAAAGGCATACCAGAATTAGCAATATTATTAATACCTATACTTGTATCAATAGTAACAGAATCTACAAAACCAATTCCTGAGTTTGAACCGTTAACATGCACATTAGAAGTTGGTACAGGATTTTGAGCTGTATTATTAGCTCCGATAATATCTGTAAATAAAGATAATGTTTCTTGAGTACCTAAAGAACCTACTTCAAAATCACCACCAGTTCCTGAACCTGTATTGGCTACGTTTGCATATGTATTACTTGTTGTACCAACAACAAAAGTATGATTACCTTTAAAGAATGGCTTATTATTAGCATTTAAACCAATTACGTTAGCTGTATCTCTAACTTCTCTTCCTATAAATTCACCAGTTGCAGTTGCATTTACTACAGCAGAAACAGCTACATTACTTGCAAGATTACTTTTGGCACCTACTCTTATAAAATCAGCTCCAGTAAAATCACCATTCGCTACTTGAATGGTTACAGTATTACCTGCACCGCCTGCAACCCAATACCCATTTGCAACAGCTGTATTAGAAGCAATATTAATACCAATTAATAAACTTCCACTATTAGCAGCTGTTAAAAAGTCGCTTGCAGTCATACCAGCATTCCATGTTACATTTGCTAGAGGCTGCTGTACTGTTTCAAATAAGAAGAAGTCCTCAATATCTGTATTAGAGTTAGTTGTATTTTCTACTATTAAAGTTGCATTTGAAGATAAGGATCTAGTAAAATTATTTGATATAGTATAACCATATCCTCCATTAGCTAATTCATAATCAACTTTACCTGTAGCATCTACTACTGAAGTTATTCTTGCTCTTCCGTCTTTACCAGTTGATGATATAACATTAAACGTATCACCAACGCTGAATAACCTTCCCCCATTAGTAATAGTAATATTAGTTAATGAGCCTACCATTTTAGGAGCATTCTCAATTAACCCATCATCACTAATAAATTCACCTGTCTGAAAATTACCTACAACGTTAGATAAAAAAGCAAGTGTTATTCTTTTACCGTTTATTACTTTAGTAATTACTGATTCAACAAACGCAGTAGCTCCTGAACTTGAACCTATTACTTCTTTTCCAATAAATGAGGCAGTTCTATCTGATGGAGATAATTCAAGGTAACTCGGTTTATTAAATGAACTTTGAGAAGGAATTAATACTCTTGAACTAGGTAGAAATACTTCTATTTCTTGACCAAATAGCATTCTAATTAATAATTCTATTGAACGAATACTACCTTTAGATTGATATAAGTCACTAATATGCTTGATCATGAACCTTTCATCAGATTCTGAATCTAGCTGTGTACCTTGTAAAAAAGTGTTTTTAAAATGAATAACAAAATCTTCAATTGAGCTATCAATATCTCTATTGTCTTTTAGCTCTCTTAAAACTTTATTTGTTTGATTATTTGATTCAAGCCATTCATAATACGCCAAAATAAATTGAACTATTTCACTATTTGACTCCCTGAAGATATCAGGGAATTGATTTTCAATAAAATTTGAAATATACTCAGGCTTGCTGGGCATTATAATCTCTCTTGATTAACGTTTAATATAATATCTTCTGAATTAAGCTGTAAAATTGATGCCTGTTTAGATGATATATCTCTGTTTTTTACTCTTGCAAAGATTTTAAGAACTCCACCACTAAATGCTGGAATTAAAATAGAATTTATTTCAACTTTACCGGTAGTATAATTTACTGCTCCAGCATCAGATAACAACTCAACAAATTTATTTGCTGCATCTAGTTTAACTACTTTTAAAACACCGCTACCATTATCAATAATAAAAGCATTACTATCAGTTCCGTAAGTAAATAAAGATGATTCTACAGCAGGGAGATATAATCTTCTTTCTGAATTTGTATTAAATAAATCGTCTGCTTCTAATTCATTATCAAATAATAATTCATATGATGCTGCTACAGTCGAGCTTGGAGTAAGTTTCTTAAATATTCTATTTCTAAGCTGTGAAGATATAATACTTGTATCAGAGTCATCTATACTTGCTAAAGCTTTTGAATGTCTATAAGTTGATTCAAAACTATTAATGTTATTATTAGCATAAGTTAATAAAGCTGCTTGTGCTTTTGATTTAATAGATGCTGCTGTTTGAGTTGTAACAGATATATTATAAGCTACATCTCCTACTACTTCAATAAAAGTAAATTCAGGTTGAACTACTTCGACATCTATACCTAAAGGTGTTCTTTTACTAAAAAAGTCTGAAATAGATTTTTTAGCTGAAGCAGGTACACCATCAGCATCTTTCATATCAACAGCTAAAATAACTTTACCATATCTTGGAGTAGCTAATTCTTCACCTCCAAAGGCTAATACATTTTGAATATTAGGGAATTCTCTTTTAGCTAGTATTTCATAATCATTAGATGTTACTGCTCTTTCTTGAACTTGAAATGATTTAGGAGCATTAATTCTAATGCTTTCAATATCTTCAGCTTCTGCACCGCCTGTTGAGTTAGTTACGGTTGTAACTATACTATTACCATATCCATCTATAGATGTAACTGAACTAAATATTTTACCATTATCACCTTCTTTTTTACTAGATACTCTATATTTTGCTTTAATAATATTACCTACTGAAGGTTTTTTACCAAAAATACCATCACCGAAAGTAATTCTATACAAATTACTTTTAGCTGGTTCAATAAAGTAACTATTAGATGATGCACTTAATCCAAATAAAGTATCTGCCTTAGACCAAACGGAATTGATTGAACTTGTATTAGATACTTTAATATTTACTTCAAGATGATCTATATCTATATCAGCATTAGAAAGTTCAGCTACAAAATTATTAGCTGTATCTACTGTAAAATATTCTTCAATAATTCTACCTTCATATATTTCTATATTGTTACCTATCCATGTTGGATTACCATTTGCATCTTCTGATTTAGTAATTATATGTTCACTCTGAGTTGAAAACGTTTTAGTAGCTCCAGCAATCGTTGTGCTAAATTTATGCCACTTAGGAATAGTAACAGAACCAGGATCGTCAGTAGGGTTAACTTTTACGTTAATTATTGCTTTTGAACTTGAAGCTGATCTTGGTAAATAGTTTAATTCCTTTGCATGTGATATAATACTATCTTTAATTTGAGCTGTATCTAGGAACATCTCATTAGCAATCATATTAGTATAGAAATTATTTAAATAGGTATTGTAAGCAAGAACATCCAATAAAACATTTAAATTCGATCCAGCAAAATCATAATCTTTTATATTATTTTGCGATGATAGAAAGTTACTTAAATTACTTTTAATAGTTTGAAAATCTAAATCAACTACTGATGTTGCTGTATTTGCCATTACCTTACCCTACTTAATACTGTTGTAAACGCTCTTGTACCTTCAACGTTTATTGCTTTATATTCGATATAGACGTTAATACTATGTCTATCTATATCATTTTCTACTATAACGTCTATTAACTGACAACGTGGTTCATGATTTTCTATAGTTTCAAAAACAGCCTCTTTAATATTATACGAAGTTTGAGGTGTTGCTAGTTCAAACAATAAACTTTTAATATTGCTACCTATAGTCGGCTGAAATAATCTTTCATAAAAATTTGTTTGTAATAAATTTTTTATTGACTGCTCAATTGCATCTTCATTTTTTACAAGCATTACATCATCAGTAGCTGGGTTAACACCCATGTCTGATTTTAGATCACTAAAAAAAGTTTGTGTTGTTTTAGTACTTATAGCCATATTTTTATTTATCTTACTAATCCACCTTTATTTTTGGAACTAATGACTTTAATTTACTTATACTTTCATCTTTATCAACTTGATCAAATAATTTACTTAAATCGCCAAGCACAGTTCTTACTTTATTTTGTTCCTTTGATTCTGGCAGTTCTTCTGCTTCTTTAGTTTTTTCTTCAATTTTAGGTATTTCTATATCTTCTGTTTCATCTTTTGATGCTTCTTCTGGAGCAGTTATAGGAACACCTTTTTCTTCAAACTTACCATCTTTTTTAACTAAATCTTTTACCTTCTTACATAGATTATCTGGAGTTATTTTACCAGATAGTAAATCAGCTTTAAGTTGTTCTAATTCAGCAGTAGGTAAATCTGGAAATTTATCTCCTAAAGTTTCTAAACTTTTTAAAGCTTGTGCTTTTATATCCGGATTACTACTAGTTAACTTACTTAAAATAGTAGTTACTTCTAATTGAAGACTTATTTCAGGTAAATTTAATTCAGGTAATTTTAAATCAGGTAAGGTAAAGTCACCAAAGTCAGGTAATTCAATTTCTGGAAGCATACCTTTAGCACCTTCAATTAATTTTGAAAGCTTCTCATCCATAGCTGCAGCTGCTCCGTTTAAGTCATCTGCAAAACCTTCAACAGCATCTTTTACATTATCTACACCCTCTTGTGCTTGAGCTGCAAGTTTTTGTAATTGTAATAAGCCTTTACCCGGACCGCAAGCCATTTTATCTTCCTAATAATTGAGCTACAACTTTAACAGCTGAATTAGCTCTTGTTTGATTAATATAAAGTCTTATATTACCACTATCTGAATTAGTAGAAAATGTTCCTAAATCAGCATGTGATTTTATAGACTTAACTTCTAAAATTTTACTATTTGCATTTGCATCAGAGGCGCCGCTATCTGATTCATAACCACCAACGATTACCATTGTTTCAATATGCGAATCATTCTTATGTGGAGTAGATGCTACATTTGAACTATTAATTGATACCATTACTTCACCACCAGAATAAGTAGCATGTGCAAATTCTAAAATTAAATGGTCATCAGTTGTATTATCACCTAAGTTAGTATTCGATGCAGTTACTATAGTCATAACACCACCAAATTGATTTCCAGTTGCAGCTGTTAAATATGTCGATGTATCAACACTCCCATCTGCTTTTAGAAACTCAGAAGATGAACCGCCCTGTTTAATAATAGCAGCGGATGTTACATTACCAGTTATAGTAGTATCTCCAGAAACAGCGAGATCATCTGATGCTGTAACATTACCTGATAGAGTAGAGTTCCCGCTTACTGTTAATGAGCCTGTAATATCTAAAGGCTTATTCATAGTCCATTTAGTACCACTATGAGAATAATTAAAAGTTGCAGAAGCTCCATCTACGGTAAGCCCAGCCCCATCAGCTGCAGCACTATCAGCCGCATCTTTAGCTACTGTTATATTTTTATCAGTAACATCTAAAGTTGCTGAATTAACTGTTGTAGTAGTTCCTTGAACTGTTAGGTTACCTGATATAAGAGTATTGCCCGCTACAGTTAAAGTTCCATCTGTAGTTATAGAAGTAGCAGTTATTTCAGTATTAACTGATGAGTTACCTACTACTAAAGAATTATTAGAGGGGACAGAATTTGCATCTGAATTAGATACAGATAAACCACCAACTTGTAATGAGAATGTATTTCCTTCGTATAAATGTTCAAATGCCATTAGTTAGGTCCCGTTGTTGTTCCAGCTCCAAGGCCTGTAGTATCAGTATGAGTATGGGTAGCTCCTGACTTACCAGCTGATACATGATCAACTGTAGCTGTAGATGTACCAGTTATATTCATATCATTATTTACATTAGTTTGTGAAGCAGTAATATTTTGTGAGCTTGTTATATTCATTGTTTGAGTATTAGAAATACTCATACTTTGATTTTGAGTAACTTCAATTACCTGATTAGCACTGGTTTTAAATTTCTGATCACCAGTTGAGATAATATTTAATTTTTCATTTGCATTAAGATTAAATGTCTTACTTGTAAATTGAGTAAGGACATCTCTTACGGTCAAATCATAAGTTTTAGCATAAAAATGATCTGCTTTACCCAATACATCTCTTTCTTCAGTTCCTGTTACAGTTACTTTAGTATCACCTCTAGTTATTGTAGAGGATAATTTAGTAGTATCAGTATTATGATTATCAATAAATATTGAATTATTACCTTCAACAAATAAACCTTTATCTGAGCTTACCTGAGTAGTATGATTTCCTTTTATATACTCTACTCTATTCTTCTTAACATAAGTATAATAATGTCCTTCTATTCTTTCTATTTTGTTTCCTGTAACATTTAAATTAACATCACCATCAACAGTAATATTTAAATTACCTCCTGATATTAATACATTCTTACCTTTAGTACTTATTTCATAATCTTCACCGATTATCTTTTGAACTCTAGTTCCATCTGGTTGAATTTCTTCAAATGTTCCAGAATTATGATATTTGTGTATTCTTTCTCCACCTGGAGTATCATCTAGTTCAAGAACAGAGCCCATCTCTGATTCAAATACGTGATTAAATGGATACTTAGATGGATATGGATCTGCATCACTTTTTGTTCCTCTTGGATGTGGTTCATTCCAAGTTTTTAATCCGTAATCAACACCAGGAGTACCATCATCAGCTACATCAAATACAGTCTGAAAAGGTCTAGCGATATGGACATTTTCTACTCTTGTTGCTCTTTTCTTTTTAAGAGTTGTATGACTCTCAGCTTTTTTACCTCTAGCAAGATAACTTGTGTCAGGCTCTCCTATTTCATGCAGTCCTACTGAATTTCTAGGATAAATCTGATTAGGATCATTAAACCCTTTTCCTTCTTCAGCTAGTTCAGTAGGTATTCCAGGTATAGCTCCTAGTACCATAGGTTTCTGATAATGCCCTTCATCAATAAAAAATCCTATTACCCAAGTACCTTCAACTAAGCCTGTAACTGGTCCACCTACGCCTGATGTTCCAGGTGACATAGGTGGTAGAATAACAGTAGCCCATGGTAGCTGTTCAGTAGTTATTTCAGAAAGTTCTTCTGAATGCACACCATAAAATCTAACCTTTACTCTTCCAATCTCTAAAGGGTCTTTTCTATCTTCTACAACACCAAAATGCCATTGAAAATTAGTATAATTTATATCTTGTTTAGGCATATTTTTCTTTCCCTGTTCTACATAATGTAATTAACTGATAATAACTCTGAGGAGTAAGTGTATGGACTATATCTTTTATTAAATAATTTCCATCTATTTCAGCATCTAAAGTTGATTCTTCCCCTGTATTAGAAGGCAAACTTGGTCTTGAAATTCTTATACGTAGAGTTTGTCCTATATCTAAAGAACTGTTTCCTGGTATTAAAATTTGTACTATATTATTAAAAAATACCGTACCATATACTTTTTTAGATAAATGCGAATGTGAATTATCAATATAATTAGGTAATCCAGAGTTAACATATATCCAATCAGTTGAATTAGAATCTTTGGCAAATTTATTTAAATACTCTATATCTACAGGGTATAAAGTTTGCATTCTTTCAGTACCATCATTTTGATCAAACTTCATTGATTCTCTTTCAACAGTTTTAGTTAAATAATCTACTTTAGCTACTGATGTATGTAAGTTTCCATTACTTGCATGCTTATAAGCATTAAATCTACTTACTTGCTGAATTTGTAGTATTTCGTCTGATTTTAACGGATTAGCTAAAGCCTGTCTATTAATTATAGGATCATATCTGTATCTATTATGATTAAAGTCTGGTGGATAATTATCCATTATTAAACTATCTAAATTTCTAAAATTATATCCTTCTAAATCTTGATAGAAAAGAAAAATATTTGTTTGATTTTTGGATTTGTCTGATGCCCATCCTTGAAGATATGTCATTGCATCAAATGGTGTTTCACTTGGTATAATAAAGTCAACAACTCCATCTACTTCATCAACAGTTAAATTACATTTTTTAGGATATAAAATTTGACTATCAATTTCAGAAGCCCTGTCTTTACCTTTTTCAAAAAACTTTTTAGCTGCATCATGAATAGTCCCAGAAAAATGATTATCGATAGATCCAAAGGATTGAAGATAAGCTAATTCATGAAGTCCGTGAATTGTATATGATTGTCTTTTTAAATTATTTTTATCTACTGTAACATCTTCTATTTTAGTTACTCTAAAACAAATTAATCTTTCTTTATGTTCAGGCCTGTCAGAATGAAAATTAGGAGTTGACCAAGCAACAATTATTAGCTCTTCTCCAGTAGGCTCTAATTGACCTAATAAATCAACAGGATCATTAACTCTTAATTGGCACTTTATTGCTTGAGAATGCAAAGAAGTATACATGTGAATAGATTGAAAATTTTCATCTAAAGCAACATAAGTTAAAGTACCATTATCATTTTTTCCCAGGTAGATAGCGGACGGCCCGTGATTACCTGGCGTAGTATTCATTGCCATTATTCTAATAAACCTTTAAGGTTAGTTTCAGCTGCTGCAGCGAGATCATATCTAAGTAATCTAATATTTCGCCTACTTTCATTTTCTTCTAATTCTTTTGTATAGTCACTTACTGCTGTTAGAGAGTTTTTTAAATCTGTTGAACCATACGTATAAGTATCTTTAGTATAGATATCACCATTTGTATCCTTATAGTGGCTTATATTTGAAATAGCAGTTTCATAAGATCCGTATTTTTTATTAATATAATTATCAAAGTTTTCTTGATCCATATACCATTCATAATAAGGATCTATAATATTATTGCTTAAATAAACAAGCCATGTTCTATCAACACTACCGTAATAGTCATGAGCTATAGTCCAAGGGCTATCATAAGTTTTAAGCGTATAATTTGCATAAGAAAAATATTCTTCACTCAACACATCACTTAATTTTACTTTTGCAATAATATTACGAGTATCAAATTGATTATATTGTATGATAGGAAATTGATCAAAATATTTCATTAATCTACTCCTCCATCTTCATCAGATCCAAAATCTTCTCGAGTAACATAATCTAATTCCATAAACTCTAATTTAATATCGTATTGAACGGGTGATCCTGTTTCAGCGAAGAAATTTGTTTGTTCATTACCAGAGTGATCAACTATAAAGTTTTGTATTAATCCGGGCTTATAAAAAATATTTTGATTTTCATCAGGGGTAATTAACGCACATTGTAAAATATCTGGATAAGTTTGTAAGAATAAACCTTCTTCATTAGTACCTTCTAACGAAGCATGCATCTTTTTTCTTATTTTTGAAACAATTTTATTTAAAGTAATAGTTTCAGCAGCATTTCTTGGACTTAATTTCCAATTTAAAGTATGCTTACGTAATGGTGTACCTTTAAATGCAGCAATATTTGAAGGGTTATATATAGATCCAACTGCTTGCTCAAGAACAGTAAATGCACTATCAGGTAAAATTTTAGCTGCAAGCCCTCTTCCTGCTTGTTTGGAAAGGAAATTTCTTAAACCAGTAACTCCTCTTAGAGCACCAAAGGCATCGCTATCAGCATCAACGTCATTTCCAAAAGTAGATCGTATCTCATCAAGAACACTTACTTCTTCCCCATCAATTATTGCAGTATCTGTTCCAGCTGCAACCGCTCTTGCTATAGTTTGCATAAATGGACCTGATTTTACGTCTTCGACAGCTACACCATAAGCTTGCTGTAAAGGACTTGGTATAGGTAAAATAATTGATTCCTTAGTTGAAATAGTAACAGGATTTGCTAATGCGGTTCCATTAGGGCCGTCTGAAGTACCAACTTGCCCTGCATTAAAATCAAATTCTTGAAAATTCATTATAAATCCATATGAACCTAGATCAGAAGGGAATTGTAATTGATCAATACCTTTCTCTCTCATTTCAGATATTTTTTCTTCTGGAGATTTAACAAAATTAGCTCTTGCGGATCTACGTGTTGACATTATTTCTTTCCTATAAATATACTTATGGCTTATAAAGGTAAATTTAAACCTAAAAATTATTACAAGTATTTAGGTAACCCTACAAACATTATTTATAGAAGTTTGTGGGAATGTAAGCTTATGTCGTATTTAGATAGCCATCCAGATGTTATTGGATGGGCTAGTGAAGAGATAGCCATACCTTATAAAAGCCCTATCGATAATAGAAGACATAGATATTATCCAGATTTTTATGTTAAACGAAAAATAAACGGAAGAATAAAAGAGTCATTAATTGAAGTTAAACCTTACAAGCAAACTATACCGCCAAAGATGTCAGCTAAACCCAATAAAAAGTATTTAACTGAAGTTAAAGCTTATGGTATAAATGAAGCAAAATGGATTGCAGCTCAAAACTATTGTAAAGATAGAGGCTGGGATTTTAAAATAATGACTGAAAAAGAATTAGGTATTAAGTAATGGCATTAAAATTTTTATTTCAAAGAGTACTAAAAGACGCTGCTTTACTTAATATAGCTGCAAGCGTTAATAAACGTTCTAGAGAATATTTTATTAGTAGAGCTAAAGAATTAGATAATCAGAGACCTAATAGAATATTAGATAGAAAAGATATAAAGGATAATCTTCAATCAGAACTACCATTTAAGCCTGGTGATATATTTTTATTTAATTACTACCCTAAGAACGCAGAAAATGAAAAAAAGCTTCCTTACTACGATAGATACCCGTTAATACTACTATTAGATATACAGCCTGAGTTTATATTAGGTCTAAACTTTCATTACTTACCATACTTAGAAAGAGCAATATTATTATCACAATTATATAGATATTTAAATGAAGATCAGATAACTGTTGATGGCATACCGTCAGTATTAGGTGAAAAAGCGTTTGTAGATATAGATTACACTAAAGTGCAAAACCTTAGTATACCTAAGAAATATTGGAAGCCATGTTTTAAAAAGTACCTAAATAATAATATAAGGGGTAAAATGCTTAAAATACATCCACAAGAATGGGATATTTTATTGCAATTACCTTTAGAAAGATTTGTAAGAGCTAATAGACAAACAGTTTGGACCGAATCGACAGCTAAATGGAATAAGTAATGTCTTTCAATATAAATGATATAAAAGCAAAAGTACATGGTTATAAAGGACTTCAAGTCCCTAATTTATGTAGAATAAAATTTAACCCGCAAGGTACCCAACAAACAAAGACATGGGCTAAAGCTGAACATACTGAAGCTCTTTCATTACTAGGATATAAATTTCAAGTACCAAATTTAACCATAGCTACTACAGAAATAAAAAGACAAGGATTTGGTCCTATAGAAAGAAGAGCAAATAATTATGTTCCTAGTACTCTTGCTGTTGAGTTTTTTTTAGATAATCAAAATTTAGTTTTAGATTTTTTAAATAACTGGGCAGGAGCACATGTTAATTATAAGCCTCAAGGTACTGATACAGTAAAGATGGAAGAAGGTGTAGATATGAAATTCGGGCAAGTTGGATATTTTGATGACTATGCTATGAATTTAGATATTGAAATTTTTGATCCTCAAAAAAATGTTATTACAACATACAAAGTAATTGATGCTATAATCAGTAACCTTGGTACTGTAGAACTAGGTTGGCAACAAAATAATGAACTTACAACAATTTCAGTTCAGTTAAGTTATAGAGGTATTATTCCTACTACAAGTAAATCACCAACTGGAGAAGACGGTGATAGAGGTATGAATTTATTCCAATTCATTTCAAAAATGAAAGGAGCTGTAGAAGTAGTAAAGAGTTTTGAAAAACCTTCTAACGTTCAAGATGCATTAAACCTTCTTAATAATGCAAAAACACTAGGCTCTGGATTTACAGGTGGTTCAGAAGCTGACGGATTTTAATATGGAGAAATATTATGTTACCTAAAATTGATTCACCTCAATTTAATATTGAGTTACCGGTGAGTAAAAAATCTGTAAAGGTTAGACCTTTTACAGTAAAAGAAGAAAAGATCTTACTTTTTGCACAGCAAGAAGATCAAGATAAAAGTGTAATAGATGCTATTATGCAAGTTGTTACTAATTGCGTATTAGATAAAACAGATATTACAGAATTAAGTACATTTGAATTAGAATATCTTTTTGTAAAAATAAGAGCTATATCAGTAAACCAAATTATTACATTAAATGTAAGAGATGAAGTAGCTTCAACAGAAGAAGAGCCAGTATGGAATAAAGCTGAGTTTGATTTAGATACAATTGAGATAAAATTTGCTTCTGAACAAGTTGAAGATAAAATTGAATTGAATGATGAGTATATGATTAAACTAAGATATCCAACTTATAAAACTATTTCTAAATTTGATGCTAAAACCATCAAAGATAGACCTGCTAGTTCGTTAGCAGTAGAACTTGTAGGTAGTGTTATTGAATCAGTTTATTCTAAAGATGGAGAAGAAGTCTTTTTACTTGATGACTATAGCGAAGAAGAAAGAGAAGAATTCTACGGTAGTTTATCAACAGCTAATTTTTCAAAAGTACAACGATTTATGGGCTCAGCACCTTACTTATATGGAAAATTTTCATATGAAGATAGCAATGGTGATGTGCAAGAAAAGGAGCTGAAAGGGTTAAGTGATTTTTTTATGTTTGCCTAAGTCACAATGACTTAGGTTCTCATTATCAATTGCAGTTTAACCTTATGCAGCATCATAAATACTCTTTAACGGAGATTGAAAATATGTATCCGTTTGAGCGAGAGTTATATACAGAAATGTTAATGGATTATTTGAAAGCTCAAGAGGAAGCAAATAAGAGGAACAAATAATGGCAAAAGATAATGACAGAAATGAAGTCGAAATAGATCTTGATAAGTATATGGCTTTGATCGAAAAGATTGATGCTCAAGAAGACACTATTAAAGAATTAAAGGATGAAGCTGAACAAGCTCGTAAACAGTTAGCTCCACCTAAAAGAAAATTTATGGATCTATTTTTAGATGATAATGACGTAAATGAGAAAGCAATAATAGGTTTTATTTCATTTAGTTTAATGACCATATTCGGAATCTGTGATTTAATTACAGCTTTCATGGGTCAAGATCTAGTTATATCTGATACTATTTACACATCATTTGTTGTAGTAACACTTGGTGCTTTTGGTATTAGTGAAGCTGGAAAAGCATTCGGAAAATAGTAAATGGCTGAGGACAATAAAGGCGGAGGTACTTTTGACCAACCTAAAATTGGTAAAAAACCTTTGCCTAAAGGTTCTGGCGATTCAAAAACAAACGCACAAGTGTTTGGCCTTATTGGTCAACAAGTTATGCGTATCAATAAACTCACTGGCTCAATCGAGAACAGTAATTTTGCATTAATTGATGCTTTAAGAACAGAATTTGATGCAAGCAACGCAATAGGCGAAAAGCAACTTAGTACATTTGAAGATGTTAAAAAGACACTTCTTTCTATAAATGAAAGTTTATTACCTTTTAAAGCGCTAACTACAGAACTTAATGAGGATGGTGTTGGTAGAAAAGGTGGTAAAGATGGTAAAGCTTCAGTAGGTTTAGGAGTAGTTGTAGACCCAGCATCAGGTAAAGATGTTGAAATGCTTAATGCTAAAATCGCTCAACTTGAAGCTTCCCTAGCAAGATTAGGTGGCAAAGGAGGCGGAGGTAGAGGTTCAGCTTTCTTAGGTGGTACATTAACTGGTGCTGCTTTAGGAGGAAGAGCAGGTGGAGCTGTAGGTGGCGCTGTTGGTGGTGCTGTAGGCGGTACCTTAGCTTTAGTAGGTTTAGGACTTGCAGCTATTACAGGCGCACTTTATCTAGGAGCGGCAGCTGTAGATAAGTTTGGAAAGGGTTTACAAAATATTGCATTAGGTTTAGATCAGCTTGACAAATTACAAATAACAACAGAAAATTTTAAAGTTCTAAACAAAGCAATTAACAATTTAACTGATGATGTAAATATTGCTGAAGCAAGAGGAGTTAAAATTTTCTCTGAAATAGCATTTAAAAATTTATCAGATGGATTAAAAATATTAAGTGCTACTGAAGTAAATACATCTAATATAACAGCTGTTGGTGATGCTATAAGAGAGCTATCGAATGATATTGATTTTCTAGGACCTGTAGCCTTAAGAATATTAGATGGTACACAATTTGAAGACTTAGCATCTGGTATTGAAGCATTAGGTAATACTGAATTTGACAAACAAATACTAAGAGATGCTACTGATGGTTTATCATACATGGTTGAAAATGTTGATGATAGAACAGCAGCTAGAACTTTCCAGTTATTAGGTAATGCAAATCTTACTGGAATAGCTAATGGGCTTAGTGCTTTAGCTAATATAGATAATCAACAAAATTTAAAAGATAGTTTAGTTACAGCAGGTGATGCTCTTGGTTCATTCCTACTAACACTAAATGATCCTCGATTCATGAGAAATGATTTTGCTGCAGGATCAAAAATAATTCAAAGATTAGGTTATGATGATGCGCTTGGAAATGTAGCAGATGGTATTATAACTTTATCGGAAGTTCCAAACCCTCAAGACGCTTCTCTTTCTCTTACTTACTTAGGAGTAGGATTAAGAAATTTATTACAAGAAATAAACGTAGCAAATGTTGCAGCATTAAAATGGATTACTTCAGATTCATTTAAGGATCTAGCTGTTGGTATAGATGCTTTAATGACGTTTGCTAATGAAACAAAAGAAGTATTACGTCCAGACGGCACTACTGAAATAGTTAGAAACGCAGATAGAATTGCTGATGATTTTGAGCAAATCGGCAAAGGTATGAGTAGTATTAATGATAGTGTTACCTTTATGGGTACATTTAATCTTAAACAATTAGCTTTAGGAAATGGTGGTATTTTTACTGATAATACTAATGTGCTAATGGAAATTGCTAAAGGTATGGAAGCTCTTAATAATATCCCAGAAATTAAAACTGACAACTTCTTAAAGATGGGTCAAGCTTTATATACCTTAGTAACAGCAGCTAAAGGTCAAAACTTAGTAGATGTATTAGGTGGTGATGATCTTAATTGGTGGGAATCATGGCTGGTTGCTTATGACGAAGGTCTACTAAAACTTGCTGGTCTTTTTGGTTATAATAAAACACAACAAGAAGCTATAGGTCTACAAGAATTAGGAAAAGCTTTACAGCAATTTCAACCTATTGATGAAACAGTTTTAAATAACTTTGCAAATGCAGCTCCAGTTATTGCTCGAGTTATGGATCAATTAAGAGATGGTGTTGCTGGTGATGATATGGAGTTTAAAAACTTACATAAATTTACTG